CAGGACATTGAGAGATTTCTATCTTCTCAAGCTTGGTACGCAGAGCGCGGCATTCCGTGGCGGCGGCGTTACTGTTTTTATGGCGTCCCGCGTTCGGGTAAGACCTCGCTGATCTGCGCACTCGCGGGCCTTTTCAGAATGAATCTATACATCCTTAATCTTGGTGGGCCATATCTAACCGATGACTCACTGATGTCACTAATGTCCAAAGTGCCCGCTCGCAGTTTCATCTTGCTGGAAGATATTGACTGCGCCTTCAATGAAAGGCATAAGTCCGATGATGCCCGTAATAAACTGACTTTCAGCGGATTGCTGAATGCGCTAGACGGAGCGGCGTCCAAGGAAGGCTCACTAATCTTCTTGACTACAAACCACATCAGTAAACTCGATCCGGCTCTCATTGGGCCAGGTCGCGCTGATTATAAACTTGAGTTCGGCTACGCGACTGCGGATCAAGCGAATCGGATGTTCTTATCCTACTTCCCAGAAGCACAAAGCGCCGATGGTTTTGGATCTCAGATAGAGCAGATCGGAATGAGCATGGCAGACGTGCAGAACCATCTTATTAAAAACCGCGACTCGTGCATTCTTGCCTTAAATAGCTTGTCACAGAAAGCCGTAAGGGAGTTGTGTGTATAAATGTCGAGACGGAAACAGAAATCACCCAAGCCCTGTCTCGTCTGCAATCATTCTGGCAAGCTCAAGCAGGGACGCTGCCAGGAGAAGGTGTTGAGACAAACTACTGCAACTATGTTCGCGGCTGATCCGTGTCTGTGTTTATGTTTCTTTAAATAGGAGAGGTTAAGAAATGATCATCTACATATTATCTATCTGCATAATATTTATCACTGCTAATGGTGATGCTACCTGTTACTGCTATGATCAACCAGTAGTCTCAACCAAATCGGTTGCCAGTAATTCTAAGACTGTGAGCAAGCTTCAGTTACCAAGACGCAATGCGCGGCCTGTACTTGAGCAGTGAGAACTACTGAAGATCTCCCGCTCTAGATCGAAGCAGTTCTTTTAGCAGTACTCCCAGTTCTAAAGTGAGAGCGGATTTGATTTGCGGAACCGTAGTTGCATTGTTGACCGCGTTCTTATAGTTCGTCCACGCCACTTTTACATCGACCGCTGCCGCCGGTGCTGTGAGTGCATAAGCAGTGATGACCGCTGTAATAGAAGCATCCGACACGGCTTCATCAAAGCTGAAGCGCGACTCTGTTTCTGTGCTCTCTACCTGGAGCGGTGGAATTGATGCTGTGATAAATGCATCATGTAGACGGTTGGTGTCGTGCGGTTTCTCTGCCTGTGTCAAAACTCTGATCTTCATGCGCTCATCCTTATCATCATAAATTCAGGCGATTGATTTCCCGCCGACAATACATTGAGAGCGCCACCAGAGGTTTGAAACACTACTGCCTCAACATAGTCATTGACCGCAAGCGGGTAAACACTCACTACGTTCTGCGCTGACGCTGTACTGGCGACCGTTATTGCCATCGCACGGCTGTCTCCAATAACAGTTGATCCGTTCAAGCGTATCTGAAATGTGCGAACACCTGTTGCGTTGGCTTCAAATGCTGCCATGAAGATGATCAGATAAGTGCCGGCGGTCTTACAGGTCAATCTGGAGTTATTGGTTGAGGTGTCGTGAATTAGATTTGTATCATTCCGTTCTGAATTGAAGGCTAACGCAGTCACCGTGCTGTTAGCGATCGATTGATTCGCGTTGTGATAGATGCGGGCTCGGGCTGGGTTGCCAAGAAAGCCGTCAATCAGGTCGAGAGCGGCGTTAACCTCTACGTCGGGGTGCCTTCCGCCCTCAACTAATTTAGTAATCCCCAAGTATGTAGTCGTGCTCATAGCGTGATCCTTACTTTATCACCTTCGCCAACCAGCCTGGACACTTGCCAAATATCCATCTGAATAGGATCTCCCGGTGTGAACCCGTCTTCTGTTTGTTGACTCGCTGAATAGATTGTCTTAGGAAACGGCATTGCGCTAAGAATTACCTTCGATATGGTTGCGTTTCCGCCGCCGATCGGGGCCGCGGCTTGCACGTAAGGTACTAACGGAAACTCTGGAGGAACACTTGCGACGTAAAGCGGCGGCGTTCCGATGCCTGCCCAATCCTGGTAAAACCTAACTTCCGATCCTGCCAGTGTGATGCGCAGCCTCACCTCAGTACCGCTTGAGTAAGTGCCAACAAAAATTGACGTGGCGTTCCCGATGGTAACGTAGATCCCGGCGCCCACGCCTGCAGCAGCCGTAAAGGAGTATTTATTGTTTCCTGCCACGTCACGCAATCCTATTGATGCAGAACCTCCCGATTTCAAGGTAGCCTCAACAAAGTTTCCGGTGTTAAGGATTGAGATCACGCTGTGTGCGTCAATACGGAGATTGTCTCCGTCCACCGATAGTGTATTGACATCAACAAATTCGAATTCATCGGGAGAGCTTGCAAAGTCCACGAATAGCGAGCCGGCCAGCGAGATCGTTACTGGAACAGGGATGATGTGTTCCTTCCCATTAGGTAAAGTCACTGAGCCCGAGTTAAGGATCTGAACGCGATACTCTTCCGTTTCCTCGTTGAGTGCTCCGAACTGACTACTTCTTACGCCACCACCGAACCGCGTGCGACCTTCAAACTCAATGATTAAATTATCAGCAGAATCTCGCGAGCCTCGAGCGTTGACTACGCTCCACGGTCTTAATGTTCCGCCGGTCCACGTAAATGTAACTGTGGCTGCGTCATCCAACGACTGTCCGGAAGTGACGGCTCGATAACTCTTTTGGTTATTCAGATCGGTTAGGTCCATTGGCACAAACTGGACCGCATTGTCGATCAGGATAAATCGTTTGCCTGTAAACGAATCGGATACATGGCTTTCAGTTCCGCGCCTGCCGTTTAGCAACACACTAATTTGCCAGCGGTTTGGAAACCCTGCCACCTGCGTTGCGGTGACAAACTGCGACACCATGTCGCCAAAGATCGCCAGGTTGGCCGTGCCGTTAATCAGAACATCATTTTCGGTAATGCTCGACAGGGCTGCGGTTGTTCCATAGAGATCCACTGTAATAACTCCAGTTCGATCAAATACCGATGTGTCAGAACTTAATCCAGTCACGCTGACAATCGTTCCAATGGTTGCGGGCAAGGTGGAGTCCGGCGGCAGCAAAGTCCAAACGTTATTTCGGTTGATATAGAGTGCGTAACCCTGCCATGATTGATTGACGCCTGTCCGCGGCGTGCCGGCCATGTAGAACCCTACGCCATTGTTGTTTGTCTCATCTCCGTCTCGCAGTAAATGAGAATCGATCAAAGTCAGAACGGTCATTGCCGGGATCGGTTGGGGCGGAATGTAACCTGGCGGAAAAACCCCGTTAGCAGGCTGATTGAATGTCTCCGGCTCGAGCGCAACACCTTCACAGCTCAAGATCCCAATCCCGCCGTCAATAGAAGTCAACCTCATCACATGCGTAAAGCCTTCTGCGCGCGTAACCGTGATCTTGTAGCCTGGATATAGGTAGAGATAGGTCCAAGGCAGTGTGAATTTATGGCCCGTTCCTGCAACGTAATCGCGGTAGAGTTTTCGTTGTGCGGTCTCCCTTCGTTCATCGGATAGCTGACAGATCTGAATCTCTAAAAGTTCAACTGTGGAACCATCTGTAATCTGCCTCATTGCGCTGGCTGTATTTGGCTCCCAATTATTATCGGGATCCAGCGATTTGACGTGAACCTCTCTTGGTAGGCTGATTTCTGCCGCAATCGCGGAGTCCACTTCTGGCGCAATGTCGGGCAGATCCGCGTCACCCTCAAGCCATCCGATCTCTGTATCGGGAATGGTTACAGAAGGCTCACCGCCTTCAGGATAAGCAACGATCTGCCCTTGAGCCTCCGTCACAAAGAAGTTGCCGGCTAATTGCAGATCGGGAGAGCCGATAATCTCCTTGGGTTGGAAAGGCCGACCAGTAATAACCAGACCGCGGCATGGGATGCCGTCAATGAGCGAAAAATCGTAATCACCATTTGCCGCCAGCACCCCGACGCGCTCGCATATTGAGCCGAAGATAAGGCCATAGGTTCTTAATGTCTCGTGTTCCCAAACTGCGGTAATGTTGGGAACTACCCCGCCCCAACGTGAAAGAGATAAAGCACTGTGAACGATCAGCGATCTGTTTCGATAAGCAGGAGTCGAGCCTGCGCCGTATTTGCCGTCAATATCAGCTTCAATAGTCGGATCGGGTTGCTGGGTATTATTACCCGGATAAATAGCAAATCCTGAGCTGCCGCCCTGAATTGTTCCCGTCCCTACGTTGTCACCATCGAAAGGGATTTCCGCGTCAACCCGTAGGTTTGACAGGTCAAAATTAAGAGACGGGTCTGGTAGCAGTGTTGGATCGTAGTTAGGATCAGGGCCGACGGTCGGATCGTAAACGCCAGATGGATTCGGAGATTGGTCGAATTGGTCTATCAGAATATCGGCATTTGCGTATTCTCGGATTAGATGGTGTGGACCGTGAGCAGTGAACACCATCCCCAGGTCAATGTCGTATGTGATGTTATCGACCGTTTGTGTTCTTTGCCCGCCACCTTTTCCGCCGCCTGTTGGAACCCGAGTCGTTGAGACTAATTTTCGAATGCCCGAACTCCACACAATGATCGCGGGAACTTTAATCCCACCTCTGCCTGAATTCGGCGCCGGGCCAAGATTGTTAATTTGAACCTTAGCCTCGGAGATTCCCGCGCCTATAGCTTGCGCCGCGATGCCAACCCACAACGGAAAGGCGGGAGTTGGGAAAATAAAATTTGGAGGCGTGATTTCAGCCGCTCCCTTGAATAAGCGGAACCGCGTATCCAGCCAGACAGTAAACTCATCACCAGCGACCCATGTAGTTACGGCACCGAGTAACTGGGTGCCGTTGTATTTAATTGTTATCGACCCGTCCGGGTTCCACTGAATACCAAACTTGAAATCAGTGTTACCACTTACCGGGCTCGCAGTAGTCGTAAACCCCATTGCGGCGTAGCCACTTAAGACTTTGAACTTAACCCATGCCTTGTCGCCCGAATTAATCTGCACATTGTGACTGGCACCCGAGTTCCACGTCGTGCTCCCACCGGATGTCTTGGTATAACCACTATCGGCTTCAGTGGTGCCGTTAGCATTGTTCTGATAGGTAAGGTTTGACCCGGCAACAAATGACGTTGTAGGGCTTCCACCGTAGATCTCTGGGATAAAGATGCCCTGTTCAGAGTTCTGGAGTTGTAGAGATCCGGTTAGTTTGCCTTGTTGCTGACGCGGAACCTTGGGAGCAAGCGCGGAAGAGATTAAGTATGAAGCCGCAGAAACGGCCGACGATACTAAGAGCCCAATCAGGATCGTGCCGCTGAACGGATCTGCAATACGGCCTTCTTCAAGAGAGGCTTCTAATTCTTCACGCTTGCGCACTTCCAGATCCGTGCGCGTTCGGATCGCGAGGGCTTCGCATTTCTCTTTGAGTTCTTCGATCATCCGTTTAGCTTTTCAACAACCCCAGATCTAATGAACGCGCTCGTGGCCGCAGGGATGTTGGAAGAACTCGCCACTAAGAATTCAGACGGA